TCGCCGCCATGAAGTCGACCATGTCCAGCTTCGTCCCGCCCGGATCGGTCAGGATCGGAGGCTTCGGGTTGTACTCGGTCTGGATCCCGAGCACGTCGCGGTACTGATCGACCGGGAAGGTGGAGATCAGTCCGGCACGCAGCTTCAGGCACGCCCATACGACCGAGTGCCGCATGGCCTTGTCGTCGGTGACCACCACCGTGCCGACCTGCCGTGTCCCGCCGGTCATGCGTCCGGGGATCAGATCCTCGGCGCCGGTGATGCCGTAGAAGTCCCGCGCCTGTCGAGGTCCGAACAGTCCCATGTCAGCGTCCCATCACGTGCAGATTGCCGCGGTCTGCGGGACCGGGAAGCGGTTCGTCCTCGACGGCCTTCAGGTGCCGATCCTTGACCTTGGGTTGCCGCTGCGCGACCAGGGACAGGCCCGTAACGACCACGCCTGCCACGGCGAGCCCGGCGGCGGGGTGCATCTCGACCCACGCGTACCACCCGACGCCCGCAGCCGAGAGTGTCGAGGAACGTGGTCGTGAGCTGATTCGCGCGGCGTACCGTCTGGTCGTTCACCGAGTCACCTCATCGCCGTTGAGCGCTGCCACGATTCGCCGTGCATCCTCGGGTGTCTGCGCAACGGCTATCAGCCGATCGTTCTCATGCCGCATGGTCACGTCGTCGGGCAGATCGTTCTCAGTCTCGACGATGGTCACGCCCCAGTGCGAACCGACCCGATAGCGCTTCACACTGTCACCCCAAACTGTCCGATACGGCGTACGAGCCACCGATCCATTCGACCCGCTCGCCGGCGGCGCGGGCCAGCGTCACCGAGTAGAGCGGCGACGCATCGCCACCCGCGCCCGAGCGTTGCCAGCGCCACTCGTCGCTGAACGTGTACTTCGCCGCACCTGCCAAGCTGGCATTCAGCACGGGGTCGTCGATGTGTACGATACGGCGGTTTACGTCGAACTCCGGTTCGTCGACCACTTCGCCGACCTCACCGGTCTCCAGATAGAACTGCCGACAGGCCCGACTGACCTCCGGACCCTGCATGTCGATGACCGGGCAATCCGCGTCTGCTTCCTTCAACGCGCGTCGCAGTGGCTCGATGATCGGCGCTGCGGGTCCGTGCGCCGCGATACCGATCGCACACGGCCCCTGCTCCAAAGCCATTTTGACCAGCGCGGGAACGATCCACGTCAAGCCCGGCTTAGTCTCGATCACCTCGACGAAGGTGTCACCCATGAGCGTCTTCGCCGACATGCCGATGCTTGCCGACGACTGGTCCGGGAGCGCGTCCACCCCGAACGCCACAGGATCGACGTAGGCGTTCCGGGTCGCAGGGACGATCAGGGCGCGCCAGGTCGCCTCGCTGACGACCGCCCACTTGGCCGCGGTCGCCTCCGGTACCCACCCGAGGTACTCGGCACAGAAGTCGATCAGGTCACCAGCCGCGGCCATGCGCTCGAAGTCGCTGCGGATCCGCGAGACGGGCACGGTACGGCCGAGCCCCGGCAGGCACGACCACCAGGTGGATTCCGATCCGGGGTCGGCGCCGGGGGCGGCCGAGAACTCGAAGTAAGCCGTACCGCGGCGGTTGCCGGCCTGCACCCGGGCGCGGCCGTTCTGGCGCTTGGCGTACAGGTAGGGCCACTTGCCCGGCAGGCTGCGACTGATGCCGGGAATCATCGAGGTCACCCACATCTGCGACCACGGACGCGTCATCATGGCCGGACGCAGACCCAACTCAGTCGACGAGTCTTCACGCGACCACGCCTCATCGATCACGGCCATGTCCAGCGTGTCACCGGTACCGCCCGCGCGCTTGGTCGCGGCGCCGGGTGACCACGTCGAGCCGTTCGGCCAGGTCATCTGTTCGGCGGCGAGACGCTTCCGAACGTTGACCTTCGACCGGAAGACCGACTCCTGTAGCCGCTCGACGTGGATGTCTCGCCACTTCTGCCGGGCGTCCTCGGCACGCTGCGCGGTGTAGAGCACCCGCTGCTTGCCGGGTTTCTGCACGTTATGGCCGAGCTCGCGCCGCACCCACTCGGCGAGGGCATCAGAGAACCCTGTGCACCGGTGGGTCATGGCCGGCAGCAGCAACTCAGTCTTACCGGTGGCCTGACGAGGACCGATCACCACGATCTCGTCGTACGCGAAGTAACCGGTCTTCGGGTCGATCTCGTACGCCACGTCGTAGATGTGCTGCTGGTGAGGCAGCGACGGCTTGCCGAGCTTGGCGGCGACCTTGGTGACCTGCGGCCCGAGCGTCGGACGGTCCGGAGAGCGCGGGGTGCCGTAAAGCGGGGGGCACGGCAGCTCGGACTCTGCACTCACGGGGCCCACCAGGAACTGCACGAGCACGCGTGCCAGTCGCCGGCAGGGTGGCTATCGTCGTGGCCTGCCGAACGGACGCACACGCAGACCTCGCCGCCGTCCTTCCATATCGGGCCGACCCAGGCGCCGCAGGGCCTAGCGGACGGGGGTGCTGATGCCGTCTTGGAAGTCTTCGAAGCCGTCATCGTCCATGCCGCCCTTCCTGGTGAGCGCGCCCATGACCTTCGTCAGCTGGTCGGCGAGCTTCGCTGTGGTTGATGGTCCGTCATCGTCCCCGCGTTTGTCGATCACTTCGGCCAGACGTAGCGCCATGGCCCGGTAGGTCCGACCGCCCGGCACCTTCGAGATGTCCAGTGCATCGAGGTCAGCCCGGACCGCTTCGAGCATCAGCCGGCGGCGTGCCAGCTCGTACCAGGCGAGCGTCTCGTGAGCCTCGCGCACCCGGTCCATGACCAAGGTCGGATGCAGGCCGGTCTCTTGCGCCGCGATCAGCTTCGCCGCTACGTCGGCCAGCGACGGCGCCCGCTCGGGCTCGCTCACATCCCGCCGATCGTCAGCAGCACCACGAGCAACACCATGCCGGCGAACATCTGCCCGCTGTGGTCGAGGACCCACCATTGCCATCGGGTCATCACAGCCCCTTCGCGTCGAGCCACTTGATCAGCGCGCGTCGTGCCTTCTTGGACGTCGTCGGGCAGTTGCGGCGCGCCCACGTGCCGACCGCTGAGGCGAGCGCGGCATCGGCGGGGTCGCCAGCGGGTGCCGCCGGGTCAGGCTCGGGAGCGGGCTCGGTGCACGGGACGAACACCGTCACGTCACCGCGGTCGTCGAGCAGCTCGCCGTACTCCTCGGCCTCCATGTAGAAACGGCCCGCCACGCCCCACTGATCGGACCACGAGTTCGTGAAGCCGACCCACCCGCGCACCGGGTCGTACTCGTCGACGAGGTACTCATGCCCTCCCGCCTCGCCGCCGGTCGGGTGCACCAGGCCCTCGCCGTCGGGCTCGAACATGCCCTCGCGCCACGCCGTGCCGGTGATCAGCGGGACCTGCATCAGTGCGGCGAGCGCCTGATCGAGGCTGAACGCGTGCTCGTATCCGCTGATCGCGTTCCGGCCGGCGAGCACCTTGGCCACCGAGAGCCCGTCGCTGCCGGTGTCGGTCGGCGGGTACTGACCCGAGAACGGGTCGATTGCCGACGCCTGCGAGTAGACCCAAACCGCCGCTTCCTGGTCGAGTCCGCGGATCTCGGGGGCGTCCGCTTCGTTGATCGTGGCCGCGAACAGTCCCGTAGCGAGGCACCCGACCGCGGCGTTACCGGTGCACGATCCGAGATTGCCTTGATCGAAGACGGGCACGTGGCGCTCGTGGCGGACGGCGTGCAGCGGGGAGACCGGACCGCGGTAGGCGAACCGCCGGCTGCGAGCGTCATGGTTGACGTGACGACCGAGACGCGGATCGGACGGGTTGCGGAACCGTTCGAGATAGATCGCCTCGGTCATTGTCAGCCCTTCCTGCGAAGATGCATGGAGAACACTCCCGCGCGTTAGGACTCATCATGCCCGAACACACTCCTTTTCCGTACGACTCGCCGTTCGGCGCCGAGTTCCGGACGACCATCCTCGACCGCTTGCGCATCGGCGTCAGCCAGACGATCAGCCGCGAGTTCGCCGAGCGGGTCGGCCTCAACTTCCGTGATGGCGGAACCGGCTATCTAGCGGACACCTTCGCCGCCGACCTGACCGCCGAGGTACTCGGCGAGCGTCTGCCGCCGCACACGATCACGACCCGCATCGGGTACGAGCACCCCGAGGCGATCGGCACGCCGGGGGTCGCGGTCGACGCCCGGTTCGAGCGGCCGATCGACCACTTCACCGCGAAGTACCGCGGGCGCTGGTGGGCCCCACTGCTCGGCCTACGCCGGCGGGAGGTCCGGTATCAGTTCGTCCCGGTGCCGTATCTCGTCAGCCGGCCGGTGCGATGCGATCACCGGGTGACCACGAACGTGCGCGCGTCGTGGACCTATCCGAAGGCGACCA